GCTTGATACAGGAAACTTTGAAAGAGTGGATAGATAGCTTGACTTTGACAGTAGAGCAGCGAGTAATCGCAGGTATGGCGCTCAAGCTGGCAGGTTCGTTCGATGAAACCGGACATACCTCGACAGCAGCCGAACTTAGAAAGACTATCCTCGAGTTGCAGTCCCAGCTAAACGCTAACAAGTCTGAAATAGACCCACTAGAGAAACTGCTAACCAGGTGAAGCATGAGCTATCAAGACAAAGCGGAAATTACGAGAGAATTTTATCGCAGGCAAGGCGAGGCTAGACAAATGCAAAATACAATAAAAAAACTTGAAAGACTATTAGCGCATCATCCCGGCACTAAGTGGGATTTACACACACTAATAGAACTGCTAGCAAAATGAACATCGGCAGCCTATGCACAGGCTACGGCGGACTCGATCTCGCTGTAGAGGCTCACTTTGGCGCTAAGACAATTTGGTGTTCTGAGTATGACAAACACGCAAGCAAGATAATTGAGAAGCGTTTCCCAGGCATACCGAACTACGGAGATTTGACCAAGATAGATTGGGCAAGCGTTCCACCGGTAGACATCATCACAGCAGGTTACCCATGCCAACCATTTTCGCAAGCAGGAAAGAGAAACGGAACAAATGACCCACGACACCTATTCCCCTACATATTGGAAGCCCTTCGCCATCTTCGACCAAGATACGCAATCTTTGAGAATGTTCGAGGACACCTTAATCTCGGATTTGACACCGTTCTCCGCGACCTTGCCTCAATCGGGTATGATGCGAAATGGAGTATTGTTCGAGCTTCCGAAGTCGGAGCGCCTCACCAAAGGGCAAGGCTCTACATTGTTGCGAACCCCAGTAGCTAGTGAAGTTTCTGGCGGAATAGTTCCTTATGACAAAGCCAAAGAAAACGGCAATCAAATAAGCCTAACCGCGCAGATCCAAAAGTTTTTACCGACCCCAATGACAACAGACAGTAAAGGGACATCTCCATCAGATGCTAGAAGAAACTCACCTGGAATGAGAGCAGCGCGTTATTTTGATTGGGATAAATTCGAACCTGCTATAAAAAGATGGGAAAAAACGATTAGCAGAAAAGCGCCTGATCCAATGATAGGGAAAAAGCTAAACCCTGCCTTCACAGAATGGATGATGGGGCTTGCTGAAGGATGGGTAACAGATGTAGAAATTACTTGGAGCGAGCAGATAAAAGCTTGCGGTAATGGTGTCGTTCCTCAAGCAGCAGCAGAAGCCCTTAGTAGACTTACATAATGCTACAGCTCCCGGCTACTTTCACTAAACCGCTATCTGAGGATTTTGTTTCAGATGGGGACTTGGTTATAGAGCTTGCAAGTATCGCTTGGAAATCTCCCGAAAGTCCCAAAGGGCTTCAACTCGATGAGTGGCAGAAGTGGTTGCTTAGACATCTTTTAGAAAGATACCCAGATGATCACGAGAATCCGGACTTAGCTGGCAGACTTAGATACAGGCAAGCGGTAGTGTCATTAGGTAGGCAGAACGGAAAATCGTTACTTGCAGCCATCTTAGGGCTTTACGGACTTCTAGTGCATCAGAAGACAGGAGCACAGGTGCTATCGCTTGCCAGCTCCTCAGACCAAGCCCGCATTATTTATTCCCGGGTTTTGTTTGTTATTCAGAACAATCCCTTCCTATCTAAGCGGTTCAAGAAAGCTACAGAGCAGCGCGGAATCGTAACAGCGGACGGAACAGGGCGCTACGATGTAAAGGCAGCTAAAGAATCTGCTCTACAGGGAATCCCCATCTCGCTTTGTCTGTTCGATGAGCTTCACCTGGCTAAAAAGGGAATGTGGAGCGCAGCAGTTACAGGTTCATCTTCATTCAAAGATGGGATGGTTCTGGGAATTACTACAGCAGGCGATCAAGATTCATCGGAACTAATAAAGCTTTATAAAAAGGGCAAAAAAGCAGCAGCCGGAGATACAGAGCTAGAGCGCTTCGGCTTCTTTTTATGGGAAGCACCAGAAAATACAGAAGTCACAGACCCTAAAGCTATCTTCGCTGCTAACCCTTCGGTAGCCGCCGGGCGCATACCATTAGCTCAAGTAATCAGCGACATGGCAACGCTCGCAGAACACGAAGCCAGGCGTTACCGACTAAACCAGTTCATTAGCGCGAGCGCTGCTAGTTGGTTGCAGTCCGATGTATTCAGGAAAGCAGTAGGCAACGGAGTAGAGAATAAAGAAGGCGCTGTGTTTGCTGTGGACATCTCTCGGAACTGGACTTATGCAACTATCGCAGTTGCTAATGAGAAGGATGGAGTGCAGCAGACCGAGCTAGTGCAGACCTTTGTGAACCCTACAGAGAATCAGCTTTACAACCGACTAATCGAGTTACAAGAGAAGTATTCGCCTCGAGCTATCGCTCTCGATGACAGACAGCTCCCCGGGCTAGGTAAGCGCCTAAAGCTAGTAGGAATCCCAGTCTGGCAGTTATGGACTAAGGAAGTTAGCGCAGCTTGTTCAGCGGTTTACGCGCTATTCAGCACCGACAAAGTTCGCCACAATAACGATCCGCTGCTAATAGTGCAGTCACCTAACGGAGTAACTAAGTATCTGGGAGAGAGTTGGCTGATTAGCCGGAAAGACTCTCATGGTGAAATAGATGCACTTATGGCAACAATTTTTGCAATTTATGTTAGTGCAAGAGCGCAACACGCGCAAATTGGTGTATTCTAAATTACACTAATGTAACTAAGATAGGTTTCGATGGCTACTTTATGGCAACGCATTACTAATCAAATCCCAGAGCAGCGAGCAGCGCAACCTACTGTTCCAACTCGCGAGGCAGCAGTCGTAACTGCTAACACAGCCCTAACCCTTACAGCGGTTTATCGCGCTGTGCAGATCATAGCAACGCCGATTAGCAAGATGCCGGTAAATACTTACCGCTACGCAACCGGTGTAGAGCTAAAGGTAGAGAACCCGGTTCTAATCAACAAGCCAGACATCAATTCAAACAAGCGCGACTTTATGTTTCAAACAGTCACTTCGCTTGCTCTCGAGGGCAACGCCTTCTGGCACAAGAGCTTCGGCAGTAACGGACAGGTGAACAACCTAACTATCTTGCCTGCTAGTGCAGTATCGGTTGCTTATGTTGATGATCAAGACATCGCTAAAGGCGTTTACTATTCCTACATGGGCAAGCGCTACAGCGCTCGAGAAATTGAACACCTAAAGCTATTTACAAAGACTGGCAACCTCAGAGGCATAAGCCCGATTGAGAGTTGTCGAGCAGATGTTTCGGCTGCTCTTGATCTACGCGATTACGCTAAAAACTGGTTCAACAGCGCCGGAGTTCCCACCGGTATCCTAAAGACCAACCAGGCTATAAATGTAGAGCAAGCCGATACAGTCACTAACAACTGGCACAACAAGCAGCAGAACAGGCAGATAGCTGTTCTAGGTAATGGGTTCGATTACCAGGCAGTATCGCTATCACCTAGAGAAGCGCTATTTACCGACATTGTGGAGCAGAACACAGTTTCTATCGCTCGACTGTTCGGAGTCCCGGCGAGAATGTTGATTACCACAGTCCCCGGCGGTAGCGACACCTACAGTAACTTGCAAGATGAACAAAAGACTTTCTACCTAACAACCCTTAGCGCTTACACAGATGCAATCGCAGATGGTCTAACCAACTGCCTACCTAGAGGGCAGCGAGTCGAATTCGACTGGCAGCACATCTTCAGGGCAGACATTGAAACACGCTACAACTACTACGCAGCCGGAATCGCTGCAGGATTCCTAACCGAAGAAGAAGTAAGAGAGAAAGAAGGGCTAAATGCCTGAACTAGAAATTAGAGAGTTCGCTGCTTCTGCCGACATCGAGGAAAGAACTGTAACCGGGCTAGCAGTCCCTTATGGTGAGTCTGCGAGTATCGGCGGAGCTTACAATGAGCGCTTTCAAGCCGGGGCTATTGACTCTATCGAAGATGTCAAACTGTTCTACGGACATGAAGAACCAATCGGGAAGGTTGTCGAGGGTAGAGATACCGAAGCAGGCTTTGAGATTATGGCACGAATCAGCGACACACCTCGAGGCAACGAAGTGCTTACACTTCTGCGCGATGGTGTTCTAAACAAGTTTTCGGTGGGCTTTCTACCGCTCGAGCAAGAGCAAGAAGGTTCAACGATTACGCGAACTAAGGTTTCCTTGAAAGAGGTTTCAGTAGTTCCGTTCCCAGCCTTTGCAGGCGCAAACATAACCGAGGTTCGAGAAGAACAGGCAGAAGCCGAACTAATCGAAACTCCCAATCAAGAAAGAGGCTCTATGTCTGAGAACATGGAACTAGAGGTTCGAACTGTTCAGGATGAGGTTGCAGAATTGCGCCGAGTTGTCGAAGCAGGACTTACCCAGGAAACAGCAGCAGCACCTTACGCGGAGATCCGCTCTCAGGGTGACTACGCTAAGAAAATGCTAAACGGAGATGATGCAGCTATCGAGCTTGCTCGCGCAGCTTCTACTTCAGCCGACACAGTTGCTCTACCCGGCTTCGTTGGGCAGATCAACAACCTAATCGACAACAACCGCCCAGCGCTTTCTGCCTTCTCTCGCGCAGCTCTACCAGCTTCGGGATTGACTGTAGAATACGCTTCTGTAACTGCTAACACTATTGCAGTAGATGCTCAGAGCGCTGAGAACGCTGCTCTAACCTTCGGTAACCTAACTATCGCTAACACTTCAGCAGATGTAGTTACTTATGGCGGTTACACCAGCTTCTCAAAGCAGACCATCGAGCGTTCGACTGTGAACTACCTCGACACAGTATTCCGCGCTCTAACTCTTGCTTACGCTAACGCTTCTAACGCAGCGCTTGTTGCTCATGTTGAGGGACTGACCTACACCGGCAAGGTGTTCGACATCTCAGCGGGAACTTCAGCAGCTATTGTTGGCGGTATTGCAGATGGTGCTACTTACATCTTCGAGAACACCGGACTTCGCCCAGAGGCTATCGTGGCTTCGCCAGAGGCTTACAAGTTCTTGATGAGCGTTGTCGATACTTCAGGTCGCCCAGTAGTGCTACAGGATGGTGCAGGAACCAACAACATCGGTTCGGCTAACATCCCGGGACTATCAGGTTCGCTACTAGGCTTGCCAGTAATCGTTGATCCTGCGATGACCGCCAACAAGTGCTACCTAGCTAACAGCGCAGCTATTCAGACCTTCGAGTCTGCCGGCGCGCCAGTTCGCTTGACCGATGGTGACATCACTACCTTGACTGACTCAGTATCCGTTTACGGTTACATGGCAATTACCACACCGTTTGCCGGTGCGATTGTCGAGCTAGACACAGTAGCTTAGTAGGTATCTAAATGACCGTTTCTCTAAACCAGCTACAGGCTTACATTGGAACAGATGAGTCCGGTGACTTCATTACAGGTTGCCTAAACTCAGGGAAGGCTTTGATCGAGAATTACATTGGGGAAGTAACTACAGTTCCTAATCACATCGAAGATCAGGCTGTTCTAATTTGTTCTTCAGAGCTGTTTCACCGGAGAAGCGCGCCAAATGGTATTGCTCAGTTTGCAAGCATGGATGGCAGCCCCGTTAGGGTTGCAAAAGACCCTATGGGTGCTGTCTATCCGCTGCTTCTTCCTTATGTTGGGTATGGTGTATGACCAACGAAATAACGCTATCTAAGGCAGAGTTCAAGCTCGACCTAGAGGCAGCAGGGCTAAAAGTTTTGGAGTATGTTCCTGAACGCATAGTTCCGCCTATCGTTATTATCAACAGCGCATCGCCATACCTAACACCTAGCACCCTGGGGAATGAATACGATTTAGCTTTGGAACTTGTTGTTATCGCTGCTACAGCATCTAACAAACAAGCTACTGAAATGCTCGATCAGGCTATAGCAGATGTTCTAAACGCTATGCCACGCTACGCCAGAGTTCTAAGAGTGAACGAGCCTTACCAGATGCAAACTAACAACGCCGAGTATCTCTCGGTAAATGTCTCAGTCGAATTAGAAATAACAATTTAGAAAGGGCTTGCTAATGGCAGCTTCTACGCGTATCAAAGCGCAAAACATTAAGTTCCTAATCGGAGCTACAGAATACGCCTGCGATGCAACAATGGTCGATCTAGTGCTAGGTGATGCACCTGGCGATGTTCAGACTTTCTGCGAGCAGCGAGTAGGCGGAGAGTGGGCGCTAACCCTCGAGGGAATTACCTCAGGCGATGCTACTTCTCTATACCGCGTTCTCTGGGCTAACTTCGGAACTACAGCGACTTTCACCATCGCACCTAATGGAAATGAAACCGCTACTGCTTCGGAGCCTCACTACACCGGAACAGTCAAGTTCAACGAAATCCCACCGCTATCGCTATCTTCAAACGACACAGCGACCTTCTCGGTAACTCTAGAGGTAGTAAACACACCTCACGATCCAACCTTGGATGTCTACTATGGCGTGGAGATCGTAACCGCGTAACTATGGCAGTCCCGGCGCAAACTGGAATAAAAGTCACTAACCTTCGGCAAATCAACAACGCTCTAAAAGCTGTTGGCGCACCGAATGAAGAAATCAAGAAAGCCGGAAAACAATCCGGTGAACTAGTTGCTTCAGAGGCTAGAGGCTTAGTCCCAGTTCGCACCGGGGCGCTTAGGAACTCTATTCGAGTTGGAGCTACTGCTCGAGGCAAGATTACAGTTCTAGCAGGTAACAACAGAAAATCTAAATCGGGCGTTCCTTACGCCAATCCAATCCACTGGGGTTGGTTCAAGCGAAACATCAAACCACAGCCCTTCTTTGTGAAGGCACTGGGATACACTAGAGCAGAGGTTTACGAAAACTACTTCAGCCAAATGGAGAAGCTAATCGTAACCGAATCCGCAAAATCCAAACTATAGAAAGAACACAGAATGAACTTTGATGACCTAACACTAGGCGAAATAGAAGAAATTGAAATGCTAGTAGGTCGAGGCATTGATGAAGTATTCGGCAACGGATCTCCAAAAGGTAGAGCGCTAAGAGTTCTTTACTATGTCATCAAAAAGAAGGCAGACCCGAACTATACCTTCGAGGAAACAGAAAAGGTTTCACAGAAAGAAGCACTAGCGCTTTTAGGTGAACAAGACCCAAAAGGCGAAAAGTAGCAAAAGCAAATGCTACTAAGATGGCTAGGTTCTGCCTAGCTACAGGTATAAGCCCTAGTGAGTTCAAACAACTCACACCGGCACAGTATTCAGCTTTTATAGATGAGCTAGAGAGAAGTAGGAAATGAGCTTAGTTCTAAATGTAGAGATCTTAGGTGAATACAAAAAGCTAACTCAAGCGACTAAAGGCGCTGAATCTACTATCTCAAAGCTAGGCAGTAAGTTTGCAGCAGTTGGCAAGAACATCGCTAAAGTCACAGCCGGCATTGGTGTAGGTGTAGGCGCAGCAGTAGCTACTCAAATCAAACCGGCAATCGATGCTGCGAGCAATCTAAGTGAATCCATAAACGCTGTAAATGTCGCTTTTGGTGATTCAGCAGAAGGCGTTCTGAAGCTAGGTGATGCAGCAGCTCGAGGGCTAGGACTTAGCAAGAACGAACTGTTCGGTATCTCGGTGCAGTTTTCTAGCTTCGCTAAGACTATTGCCGGTGAAGGTGGCGATGTAGTTGATGTTGTAGACCAAATTTCTAAGCGCGGTGCAGACTTCGCTTCAGTATTCAATCTAGAAGTTAGCGATGCACTAGGAAAGATTCAGTCTGGACTTGCAGGGTCGAGCGAACCGCTTCGAGCTTATGGTATTGATGTTAGCGCTGCTACAGTCACAGCTTACGCGCTTGCTAATGGTATTGGTGATGGCAGTAGCCAGCTCACAGAGCAGGAGAAGATCCTAGCTCGCTATGGCACAATTATGGAGCAGACCGACCAGGTTACCGGTGACTTCGTAAACACCTCAGACGGACTAGCTAACCAGCAGCGAATCACTAAAGCAGAGTTCGAGAATCTAAGGGCTGAAATCGGTGACATTCTATTGCCGATTATGAACCGCTTGCAGGGCTACATTCTAAATACTGTTATCCCGGCTTTTCAAGACTTCTGGAAAGAGTTCACAGACCCTAGCGGTGAGGCGCAAACTCAGCTAGGCGCTTTAGGTGATGCTATGGGCGATTTTGCTTCAACCTTCGGTGTGGCTTCTAATGACATTACTTCACAGCAGGTTTTCAAGTGGCTAGGTGACTCGATGATCAGCGTGATGCGAACACTTACGCACATGAGCGTATTCACGCAGGAAACTTTTGCAGGCATTGAAATGCTTTTCAAGGCTACTCCGTTTATCAATAACCCGGCGCAGCACTTCAAGGATGTAAGTGCAGGTATGCAGAGAATGGCAGGCGCGCTAGGAAAAGCAAACGCAGCAGCAGCAGCGATTATGTTTGCACCGGACACTTCTTCCGGGAAGGGCAACGAACAAAGACTTATGAATTCAGAACCGGCAGCTAGGTTCGACCAATTTGGCAACAGGATCACAGCAGCCAGCACTAAAAACACGATAAACATAAACCTAAACAGAGCTAACCTTTTGCCTGCTGATGTTGTGAGAGCGCTAAAGCAAGCCGGTGTAGTAGGGCTTCAGTAAATGAAAACTAACTTCGACCTAAGCCAGGATGTTCATGTTTATTTAGAGCAGTTTCCTGAAGGTGCTTTTATTCTCGGTTACAGCGAGCTAGGCGGTTCGGACACACTTGGAACTGCTACAGCCAGTTTGGTTGAAGTAAGTTGTGAAGTTGTCGAGGCGCAACTTTCAGAAGGCGCGGTTAGAATCGGTGGAATTAGCACAGCTTTTGAGCCGGCAACCTTATTGCTTACAGTTCGTTCAGATGACCTTGACCCCAATTCAAACATCTCAGCTAGACCAGGTAGACCGATTTACTTTGAAGTAGATCAAGATGGCGGTTCAGGCGTTACCTTGTTTTCGGGAAGAATCGAAGTCAGTTCGGTTGCCTATACCGCAGAGGCTTATCCTACAGTTCAAATCAGCGCTAAGAGCAAGCTGAAGGAAGTGCAGCAGGACTTATACACCTTTAGCAAAAGTGCAGGCGAGCAAGCTGCTACTTATCTTGATGAAGTCTTTGAACAGCATGGAATTTATGCTTCAGGCTTCAACGATAATGGCGTGGCTTTGTTCGCAGCTCACGACTATGAAGAAACACAGGGCTTCGAAATCTTGCAGACAGTTATGAACGGAGAGTTAGGCTATCTATCGCTCAGTCGAGATGGGTATTATTACTATTTCTTCGAGCGTGGTAATGCACCGGCAGGCGCAACCCTAGACATTGGTTCTAATCACAGCACTAGCCCTAATCATCTCTGCGCTAACAGCAGCGCTAATTCTTACAGCTCAGACTTAGTGCCAAATTACATTTCAGCTTTCTTAGAGAGCGACCCGGACAATAAAATTGTGTTCGCAGATCATGACAGCATTGACCTAATGGGCAGAATCGCTTATGAGTTCGAGCTTGAGCTGCAAGACCTAAATGAGCTGGGGCTTTGGGGAACTGCTGCAAAAGTTAGCACAGCAGGCTTCACAATAGAAAACATCTCTACCCCGGCTATTGACAGATCAGGAAATCTAACAAACGCTGCAACCGATACAGCGCCATTGACCCCTATTCAAGTTACACTTGATTACAGAGGCGCGACCATAGATAAAGAAATGCTTATTGGGCGAGCTACTCACATAATTGATGTAGATAATTGGTTCACCGAATTAGAGCTTTGGAGTAAATAAATGGCTTACAAAACATTCACTAATGGCAACACGCTACCAGCGAGCGACCTAAACACTTACTTGATGAACCAGAGCATACCTACTTTTGTTAGCTATGCAGGAATGACTAGTGCAATAACTTCCCCGGTGCATGGGCAGTTCGCTTATACAACGGACACCGATACAACCTGGCTTTATGATGGCAGTTCTTGGGTAAAGAACAATCAAGCTTGGACAGACTTCACCCCTAGCTTCAATGGTGGGTTCAATGTCGGAGATGGTTCGGTGATAGCCCGCTATTGCATTATCAACCAGACTTTGTTCGGTTATGTTGAAGCAACGATGGGCAGCGGTTCTGGCTATGGTTCTGGATTGAGCTTCGATGCACCAGTTGTTTCAAGCGTTCAGAATGATGACAGCGAAGTAGGCAAGGGAACATTCAAGGATGGCGCTCTACGCTATCTTGCAGGCGCTATTTATTTCAGCGATGGGATTATTACAAGGGCTTACAGCTCTAGCCTTTACCTAACAAGCTCAGCACCATTCACGCCTGCTTCTGGCGATGTATTTTCCGTTCAATTTCAATACGAGGTATAAGCATGACTTGGGAATCCCTAGCAGAGATCAGCGATAAAGCAACAGATGAAACTATCGCGCAAGTAGTAAGAGCATGGCGAAATGAAGAGCTAATAAAATCAGACTTCACGCAGTTGGCAGATTCGCCAGTAGATAAAAAGCTGTGGGCTACTTACAGACAAGAACTAAGGGACATGACAAACAACGATGACCCTAAAACTTGGGTATTTCCGGTTAGACCCTCATGAGTGGCGAGCGACCACCTAGCAATACGGCGGTGATTCTAAGAATTGTGAGTGACATCGAGAAGAAACTAGATGACTTTGAGCAGCGCATTAGAGCGCTCGAGAAGTCCGTTTGGAGTAACGCTTTCTTGCAATCGGTTATGACCGCTGCTGTTACCGGTATCGTGGTCGCTGTTCTAGTGAGTCAGATCTGATGCAATACCCACTTCACCCGGCAAGCATTACCTCACGCTACGGAGTGACCGAGCGAAGGGCAACACCGCATCGAGGCTTAGACTTCGGAGCAAAAGAAGGCACTTGGATTACTGCGCCGGACTCAGGCACTATCGTTCTAAATCAGTGGAGCGATGTTCTGGGTTGGTGTCTAGTTTTGCGCTTCTGGCATGAAGGCAAGAAAAAGCCGATGTATCTGGGCTTCGCTCACCTGAAGAAGAAAAGCAAGCACAAGCCCGGCACTAAGATCGAGAGCGGTAACAGATGGTTCGCTCAAGTAGGCAACACAGGTTCAGCTAGTCGAGGCGCTCACTTACACCTGACTTACGGAGATACCCCGAAACACATCTTCTACGGAAAGACCTTCGACCCCGAAAAACTATTAGAAAGATACGCTAAATGAAATTCACACCACAGCTAAGAAAAGCAATTTACGCAGCAGTAGCCGGACTTGTTCCGCTTCTAGTCGCTCTAGGCTTTCTAACAGATGAACAGAGTCAGGCGATACTTTCAAGCGTTGCAGCACTTCTAGCTTTTCTAGCTTCGGCGCTCGCAGTAAACAACACGCAGACTAATAACCCAGAAGGTGACTTTGAGGATTACGAAGATGTCACCGAGGGAACAGAACCGCCACACATTCCCGGAGTTTAGTGTCTGATGCTTTAGCTATGCTAGGGCTATGAACGAAATAACCGCGAGAATAAAAAAGTCCGGTGGGCAACTGATCGGCAATCATGCACCTGGATCAGCAGAGTGGCATGCACAGCGAGCTAACGCTATCGGCGGTAGTGACATCGCGCCTATTATGAACCGCTCACCCTGGACTAGCGCCCTCAACTTATGGGCTATCAAGTCCGGCAAGCTACTTGCACCTGCTGGCACTATGGCGATGAAGCTGGGCAACTACTTCGAACCGGCAATTATCAAGCTGTTCGGCGATACGCACCCACATCTAACGATTCACGATTCGAGCTGGACATTCTCGAGCAAGTTCAACGACAGCTTTCACGCGAACCCCGATGCCATTATCGAAGATGAAGACGGAGAGCTGTCAATCCTAGAGATCAAGTTTTCACGCAACCCGATGCCAGAACTCCCCGAACACTACCGCTTGCAGGTTGCCTGGTATCAGTTCGTAACAGGCTTGCACAATCCGGCTGTTCTTTGTGCAGTCGCAGGAGGCGAATACAGAGAGTTTGTTATCGAGTATGACCAATCACTAGCAAAAGCTATGCAGGAGGCAGCAGAGGGCTTTTTAGAGCTTCTTAGCACCGATACTGAGCCGAGCATCGAGGGCAGTAACTCAACTTACGAAACTGTGAGAGAGCTGCACCCGGAGATCGAGGACACAGAAGTAGACATAGACCCCGAAGAATTCTCAAAGCTTCAGAGCGCCCTACAGCAGGAAAGCTTCTGGAAGCAGCAGGTTCTTCTACGCAAGTCAATTATCCAAAACGCCATGAAGGGATCGAAGTGGGGTTATGTTGATGGGGTAAATGTTGTAGCGTTACAAAGCAGAGGATTAGGAAAGCCCTACCTCAAGATAATCGAAAGGTAAACCACGATGGGATTCATGGACAATTACGAACCAGTAGCAGACCGAATAGCAAAGTTCTGGGCTAAATACCCTAACGGCAGACTTCACACCGAAATCGTTTTGATCAACGAGCAGGAAATTGTAATCAAAGCCAGCGCGTTTACAGACAGGGAAGATACACGCCCGGCAGCTATTGATTTCGCCCAGGAAACGCGAGGCTCGAGCGCAATCAATAAAACCAGCTTTATCGAGAACTGTTCTACATCCAGCCTTGGGAGAGTTTTGGCTACTTTGAATTTTCAGCCTAAGCGTGACGGCAAGACTATTCGACCCAGTCAAGAAGAAATGATAAAGGTATCCTCAGAAGCCCTAGGAGCGGTTGTGAAGGACTTAGAGGCTAGGGCTAGTGTCTTAGCCTTATCTAAGGATGTTGAAGGGCTTAGAGCGCTTTACAGCGAAGCTAAGAACGCCGGAGCGCCTAAAAAGACACTTGACAAGATCACCGAACTAGCTAAAGCACTTGGATAAATGGAAGGGGAGGCAGCCCACAGATAGCTACCTCCCCGGGCTTCATCGCCCACCCGAACCACGAATCGGGTAGCATTATCCTACCACTACAGAAGGAAATCATGGAAAATTTGGATAACTGGTTGCAAGACCGAAACGAACGAACCTACATTCAGGGATATACCACCGGTTACAAGAACGGGTATGAAGATCTTAGGATGAGGGTGACAGTCGAGCTATGGGATTTTCACAAGCTGATCAAAGAGATTGACAGCGAATTAGCCGACACAGTTCAGATTGCTATTGACAAAATTGAAAAAATGAAATAGAAAGATGATTATACTTAATAACTATATATAGACATTATGCTTATATATAGATATTAACTTAATAACTATATATAGACATAATTACTATATATAGAAACCACGAAAGGAAAAAAATAATGCCACAGATCACTATCGCAGGAGATGTAAACCTTCTTGGATGGGAAGGCAAGCGAATTTCTATCTGGGAGAAATACGACGCTAACGGAAAAGAGTATTCGAGGCTTTGGACAGCATGGTTCGACATCTCCCAGGCAGACAGAATCCAAGAGCAAGACTGGGTAACAATCACCGGAGAGCTATCTACCAAAATCGGGACTTACACCCCTAAAGGCTCAACCGAGGAAAAGACTGTAGTAGAACATCACATTCAGAACTCTCAACTAACCGGCGTAGTTAGCAAGCAACAGCAGAGCGCTAACATCAACGCAGAAGCACCTGGCAGCTTCGATAACGCTCCGTTCTGATGATTCAAGTATTCGTTCCGGGTATCCCACAGCCTCAAGGATCGAAGAACGCTTATGTTCGAGGCAATCGCGCTGTTCTGGTAGAAGCTAATAAAAAGCTACCTAACTGGCGTAAGCAGCTTACAGAGAAGCTAGAAACAGCTAACGCAACCTGCGAAGCACTAGAAGGCGCGGTTACTCTCGAAGTCCTATTTCTCATCCCGAAGGCTAAAAGCAACAAAAAGGATTTCCCTTATCAAAAGCCAGACCTCGACAAACTCATTAGGGCAGTCGGCGATGCTGCTACTCAATCGGGCGTTATTAACGATGATTCTCAGATAGTGCAGATACTTGCTTGGAAGTTATGGGCAGAAGATGAGCCTGGTGCTGTAATTACCTTCAGCAAGTTCCTCGGCGAGTCGGATTGACAGACTAGTTTCAAGTAATAGTTTAGGGTTACCACTTACACAGAAAGATGGGGACAATGTTAGAACAAATGAAAGTGTTTTCTTACCGCTACCCTTGCGCTGTGAGAAAGCTCTTGGAATCACTAAGCGAAGCAGATCAAGAAATCCTTAGAGATCATCTCTGCGACACTTCTATCGGTAACAAGACCCTCGAGAAGTCACTAAACAGCGTAGGCATAGTTATAGCCGATACCACGCTGCAAAAGCACAGATCAGGCGCTTGCTCATGCTCGAGAATCTAAACCCGGCTAGCAAAATTGAAGCACCTAAAGACTTTCGCCCAGCACTTGAATTCGATGGGACTGAAGGCGTTGCAACTCTCCC